GCACTTTTTAGTTACTTTACTTTATCTTCTAATTGCCACGCAATATCACAGAATAGTTTCGCTAGAACATCTTCAAAAGAAAAATTTCTGACATAGTCGGAAACTTTGTAATCTTTCAAATCTTGAAAGAATCTCTCTTTATCTTCTTTACTATAATTCATCTCATTAAAGTAATTTTCGATATATTCTATTAAGTAACTTTGTTGTATATGTTTCATTGTATTTCCTTTGTTAGGGTTAAAAAATCTTTAGGGGGCGTTCTTTTACCTGTTGGTAGTTACTAGCCCCCCACCTATTTAAGAAGGGGGTTAAATGAATGTCCTTAGTTTTTCAGAAGCGTTTGTTTTCGCCTTGAGACGCTACCTTTAGCCGTCGGCGGTTATCTTCCTTTACTCCAAATTGTCAATAATACCCTACAAGGTACTAGTATATATTGATGATGTCAAGTAATTTTACAAGATTGTCTAATGATTTATTTCAGGGGTTAGTTTTAGCATTTGACCGCTTCGCCCTTTCCGTTTCACGTGAAACGTTTTTAGATGTTTTTGTAGATTTATTTTAATTATACATAATATTTTTTTCAAGTTTTAGGGGGTATAGGGTGGATTTTACCTTTCAGCAGGTTTGTATCAGTATTCCTTGCAAGGTATCAAATAATGACTAAATAGTAATAATTTAATACGGTATAGTTAAGAATCAAGATTTAAAAAAATTCCCGTAAATGACTAATATTGCTAGACTTACAGGAATATTACTGCACTAATTTTTTGTCGGTTTTTTACTAGATTGCAAATCCTAATTTTTCAGGGTTTTTATTGGTATTTCTCTATGATTATTGGTTAAATTGTCTGTATGCCAAGATATGATTATAAGTGTTTGGAATGTGACAAGGTGTTTGAAGTCGAACAAAAGATGAGTGATGACGCCTTAGAACTATGTTTATGTGAAGATGAGCAATATCTAGTGAAACGATTGCCATCTTTGCCAAAACTAGTCATTAACAATCCAAATTCAATGACAGATAAGAAATTATATAAAGAATTAGACATCGATTAGTATGTTTGACCACTGTTCTTTAATCAACAAGAGATGTCCCTTTGCTGCTAAAGAAGGGGAGTCAACTTATTGTGGGTTACACACAGGATTAAAGATACAAAACAGTTTAGAGTACATTAAGTCGTGTCCAAAAGATAAGAAAAAGAGGAGGTAGCTATGCCGTATCATTATGGAACAAAAAAGAAAAAGAAGAAGAAGAAAAAAGGTAAGAAAAAATGAAAGTAAAAGCACCAAGAGGGTATCACTTTATGAAAAAGAAGGGTAAGTTTAAATTGATGAAGAATCCAAAAGGTGGATATAAAAAACACAAAGGTTCTTCATTAACGATGAGTGTACCAGTAGTAAAAAAACATAGCTAATGAGTGACAAAAGTATATATAGCAAAGCCAACGGAGCAGGGAAAGGCGATGTGCCAAGACCTTTGAGTATATCTAAAAAAGAATACGAAAAGCGTTGGGAAAAGATTTTTGGTAAAAAGAAAAAGGACAAGAAATAATGTGGGATTTATTTAAAGATAAAAACGAATACAACGAAAAAAATATTATTGGCTTCTTGTCTTTCGCTTTGATGTGCGTATTCGGCATCGTGGATTTAGCTATGGGTATTATTGGAATAGAACTAATGGTCAACGACTACATCTATAACTCGTTCGTCTGGGTTACACTCGGTTCATTTGGTATCGCAGGAGCAGAAAAAGTCTACAAGAAATGAGAAAGTCATTATTTAAAGACCGTACCATAAAACGAAATGGTGCTAAAAAAACTCGACAAGGTAAAAGCACTAATACAAAGTATGGAACAAAAGGTTCTAAGAAGTATTATAAAAAGAAATACAGAGGACAAGGCAAATGAGTAATATCGAACTAAAGAAAGCCAATCAAATGGCTGCTATTGATTTATTAATTCATAATCCTGAGATAACCAAAAAGCAATTAGCAGAGCATTTAAAACTAGCCCCCCAAACGATTCATAACTGGTTTGCAGATGATAGGTTTGTTGAAATGTATTATAAGAAGTATATGATTTCTTTTAATGCAAAGCTACCTATGGTATTAAATAGTATGATACGAGAAGCTGTTGAAGGAAATGTGCAGGCAGGGCGTCTGGTATTAGAACATTCAGGTAAACTCGTTAGAAATATCAATGTAACCGTAGATAGTCCATTTGAGAAGTTCTTAAAAGCTGAACAGATAGACGCTGATGAAATTATAGACGCCGAAAGCGAAGAGGTTACAGAAATACTGGATACACTTCCAGAGAGAAATCCCATAAACGACAAACCTAAAAAACGTAATATGATAGAAAAAGAAGCTGTAGAAAAAATTAAAAAGGGTAAAAAACCTTACAGACAAAAACGTAGAGAGGATAGGGCAAATCGTTATCAATTATTACAGCGTGCTAAGAAAGTTGGATTAGAGCCATTACCTTCACGTAGACCTACCAATAATGAAAGACGTAAGTGGATAGAAAGATTAATTGAATTAGAAGAAGCGTCTAAGAAAGACCATACTCGTCAGCAGTAATATTATATTTCTCAAATATCTCTGACATTTCCATTGATATTGCAAACATATCTGCAACATCTATATCTTTGATTTCTTTTTGAACAACTGTATCAGCAGGAGCTATTTTACTACAGATAAATCCCAAGAGTTCGTTATTTGCTTCTGAAATCTTACGAACTTCAACGACCATCTTATATAATTTTTTTACTAAATCTTCCATTAAATTTTTACAGTTCTTGCGAAATTTGAAGATGCTGGCATCTTCTTACTACCTATTATACGCATTTTAGTTTTTAATTGCGACTCCAATTTTTTAGAAAATGCTTCCATAGCTTTATCAAAGTCATTTCCTAGTAAATTATCATCTGTTAAAATTGCACCTCCTGCAATTTCATCTTCTGTAAAAAACCATTTACGTATTTTAGCTGTTTTTCTATTGCTTCTTGCTTGACCTGTTAAATGTAATGCACCGTAATTAGCTCTAGGTTTTCCATAAGGATTGCTTCTTCCTAGTTTTGATTCATCAGATTTTATAGTTACACTCATATCCTTTTTATTAGTTAACACCTTTGAAATACTGCGTTTTAAATCACCGTAAAATACCATTTGTGGCTCAGAACCTTTACCAGCTTTATTTTTTTCTCTTTGATATTTAGCTGTATATTGTGGATAAGGATTTCCATTTATATCTTTATTATTTTTAAAGGCGTTGTCAACTTTCTTTTTTGCAGCTTTCCCTAATGGACGTATCAAACTATTAAAAACCATTTTTTCCAAATTGGCTTTCTTAAGTTTTTTAAAAGTGACGTTACTCTTGACTGTTACTTTCATCTTCGACTACTAACGTTTGGTTTACTGATTTATTTTCTTCAATTATTTGTTTAGCGTCATCTACGCTTAAGTCTTTATTATCTTCTGCTAATAATTGAGCTTCAGTAGTTAAGTTATGTTTTAGTTTATATTCGTTTAACATAATCTTATCTTGTGTAGTCATCGGATATTCAACCTCAGAGAAGTCTACTTTACACTGAGAAACTTCAGGTAATCCAAGATTGTTGATTTGAGATAGAGCATATTCTACTCTATAAAAGTCTTTTTCGTATTGGCGATATAATTCTTTATCATCGATAAAATCTTCGTGGCGTTCTAAGTCTTTAATCATTAAAGATATACCACTTGGTACTTCCCCACCTGATTGTGCGAAAGTAACGAATAGATGATTATTTAATGCTACTAACTCTATTTGCCATTTAATGTTTTCTATTACATCTCTAACATTGCCCTGTGGAGATACAATATTATAATTACTTCCTTCTGGAAGTGTTAAAATTTCATCTGAACCTGCTCTTACATTGCTATTATCAGAAATAAGTCCAGTTACTACTGGTTGCCCAAACATTTGGAATCGTAGTCCTAATTGCATTTCAGTCATTGTAATATTGATATGCTCATTAGCAGATACTAAGTCTGATGCACCTTCTACAAAGAAAGAGTCTAATTGCTCTTCTCTATGTGTAAATACAAAGGGTAATACACCTAAGTTGTGCTGTACTTCTTCAAGAATATCACCGTTCTCATTGAACTTTAAATGTAATTCGCTATCCCAATACGCATACATTAGCTCATCTGTATCAGATAAGTCTGCGTGTCCGTGCATCATTGGATATACAATAGCTTCAGGTCTGTATGGATTGTCACCAAAGTATAGCTCTAAATAATAAATAGGACGATCTTCAAAGTGTTGT